TCGCCACAGTTAAAAAAGAGCGACCCAGCTTTCATTGCGGGGGCCTCGCAGGGCGACATATTCAATACCGTGACGAACAAGATCTGGGAAGCAGACGCTGGGGTGTCGGTACTTCCGGTTTTCTTCCAGATGAAGTTCCTAGAGTTTGTACCGCGTAGTCAGGGCGGTGGCTTTGAGGGAGAACTGTCAGCGGACTCCGACGAGGTTCGTACTGCTTTGAGAGACAAGGACTCCGGAATGGAGCTACTCAACAACGGTAACGAATTGGTCCGGACTGCCCAGCATTATATCAAGATCATCCACGAGGACGGAGGACTTGAGAACGCTATCGTCGATATGAAGAAGACGCAGCTGAAGAAGAGCCGCCTTTGGTTGTCCATGATGATGATGCAGAAGCACAACGGTTCGACTTTGCCATCGTTTGCAAACACCTACCGCTTAAAATCTGTTGAGGATGGTAACGATAAAGGATCTTGGGGTTCGTGGAGCATAGCTCTTGAGGGGCAGGTTCCTTCTCTTGAGGCCTACAAAGAAGCTAAAGAGCTTCACGGGTCTATCAGCAGCGGTGAGTTGAAGATTGCACCTCCGGTGGAAAACACCGGAGTAATTACTGATCAGTCTACCGAAGAAGTGCCGTTCTGATTGATAGGGGTCCCCTAAACGGTCACGTATCGTTTAGGGGACACCGCTTTACACATGGATAACTCAGCACAGCGGTTTCTTGATCTTTTCTTAGGATCACAAGGAGCCCACGGACAGACAGACGTTTTAGGTCGCCAGAAAAACGGTAAGCAACAGGCAAAGTACGAGATTGTCCGTTCGCCGTTGACCGTGGAGCTTGTTCAAGAACACTTGGACGGGAAGCTTGGCGTTGGGTCTATCCCCATAGACGAAACTAACAAGTGCATGTTCGGGGCTTTGGACATAGACGACTACAATCTCGATCTCCCCGTACTATTGTCAAAGATTAAGCGGTTTAAGCTGCCCCTGATCTTGTGCCGGTCTAAGTCTGGCGGCGCCCACCTATATATATTTATGGCAGAGAAGATTGCCGCATCCGAGATGCGCGACCGGCTGGCAGAGTTTGCTTCGGTTTTAGGCTGGGGGAACTGTGAGGTATTCCCAAAGCAGGAAGAACTTCTGGCAGAGCGCGGCGATGTGGGGAATTTTATTAACCTTCCCTATCAGAACGCAAAATACACCACCCGGTACGCCTTGAAAAAGGGCGGGGACTCAATGGATTTAAAGAGTTTTCTAGATTTAGCGGAGAAGTCTCGCGTCACTGCCAAGCAGTTGTCCAACATATCCTTGGGTGGTGATGACGGTGTGTTGCCTGACGGACCCCCTTGCCTACAAAAGCTGACAGAGTTTGGGATACCAGAGGGTGGCCGCAACATGACGCTGCTCAATGTGGGTGTTTACTACAAACAAGCGGCCCCCAACGATTGGAAAGAGTTGCTTGAGAAGCACAACCAGGATTATTGCAACCCGCCGCTACCTGCGCGTGAGGTTGTTTTGATCCAAGAGCAGTTGGAAAAGAAAGAGTATTTCTATACCTGCAAGCAGGAACCACTTCATGGTCACTGCAACAAGTCTCTGTGTCGGTCGCGTAAGTTCGGGGTGGGCGATGCCAACTCCCACGTTCCTGTAGGTGGCTTGACGGTTGTAGAGTCAGAGCCTCCGGTTTGGTTTGTGGATGTGGACGGCGCCCGTCTTGAGTTATCTACCAAGCAGCTACAGATGCAGGTTGAATTTCAGCGTGCGTGCATGGAGCAGATGTACAAGATGCCGGCTCGTATAAAAGAAGGGGATTGGCGAGACTTGGTGGACAATCTTCTGAGTGACGCAACCAGAATACCTGTCCCGGAAGAGTTGACCCAGAAGGGCTTGTTTATCGAGCTTCTAGAAAACTTTTGCACGTCCCGCATTCAAGCACACAGCCCGGAAGAACTCCTGACAGGCAAGCCGTGGACAGAGGACGGCCTAACGCACTTCAAGCTTAGTTCTCTACAGGATTTCCTCAAGCGCAATAACTTTACGTTGTATACCCGTGGTCAGATCACCGAACGTTTAAAAGAAATGAACAATGGGGCGGAGTCCGACAAGACCTATCGCTTCAGAGATAACAACGATCAATGGAAGTCTGTGCGTGTATGGTGTGTGCCTGAGATGCATCGTGGGGAAGTGGACCTTCCGGCAGTAACTTTTGAGCCAGAGGACCCACCGTTTTGACCGACCAGCATGAAACCATCCTCGGACCGCCCGGCACGGGCAAGACCCAAACCAACTCGAATAAGATACGAGACTGCATTGAGCAGGGCATACCGCCTGATCGTATTGCCTGTGTTTCATTTACTCGGAAGGCTGCAAAAGAAAGCCGTGAGCGCGTGTGCCGTGATTGGGAGATTGACGAGCGGGACATGCCTTACTTCCAGACGCTTCACTCCATGGCCTTTCGATCCGGAGGGTATAGCTCGGATGAGGTTATAGGTCCCAAGGAGATGAACGAGATAGGTAACGCTGTTGGAATACCTTTTGGAAACAAGGGTCGGTCTGACGTTGAGACTGACTTTGACACCGTAGGGGTAGCTAAGGGCGACTTCTACATGAGCCAGTACCACTTGGCCCGAAGCAAGGGACTGACTTTGGAAGAGATGCATCGTCAGTTGGCCGACTACCAAGTTGATTGGTCTGAGCTCAAGCGTCTGGTGGCGGCGTATGACGATTACAAGAACGCTCGAAAGAAGATCGACTTCACGGACATGATTGACAATTTCATTAAATCGGGAGAGGGGCCAAACACAGAAGCCCTGTTCGTGGATGAGGCTCAGGATCTGTCTACCCTTCAATGGTCCATGGTCGATGTACTTCGGAAGAACCCCCGCATACAGGTGTTCACGGGAGACGATGACCAAGCTATTATGGGATTCCAAGGCGCAGATGTCGGGGCGTTTCTTAATGCTACGGAGAAGAAGACCGTTCTTGAGCAGTCGTATCGAGTACCTCGAGCCGTTTGGCAGGAGGCGCAGAACATTGTGTGCCAGATAGAGGGCCGCGCTCCGAAGTCTTGGCGACCCAAGGACGAGGACGGCAGTGTTCAGTTTCACCAGGATATTTGGGACGTGCCGCTTCATGAGGGCGAATGGTGCCTTATGGCTCGAACAAACCGGATTGCCGCGCAGTACGCTCAAGCTTTACGAGAGGAAGGTTGGGTCTATAGCCGCAACGGCCACCCCAGCATTCCGGGGAAGACATACGAAGCACTTCACGATTGGGAACAGTGGTCCAAGGGAGAGACGCTGACGCCCACGAAGGTCAGGAACGTCTACTCCTTTATGAGTATGGGTCAGGGCTACTCACGGGGCTTTGGACCGCGTTCTGGGGCATTGTCCGGGCTGAATGCGGAAGCGCAGATCAGCATGTCGGAAGCTCAAGACAAGATGGGTCTTCTCGTAGATGGATCTGTCCGGTGGCATCGAGCCTTGGGGAAGATTGACCTAGACACCAAGAACTATGTTCTTAACGCGCTGAAGCGGAAGGACAACGTCCGCAACCCACGGATCAAGGTTAGCACGATACATTCAATGAAGGGTGGTGAGGCGGACAATGTTCTGGTGGTGCCGGATCTGTCTTACGCCGCGCACAAGGAATATCAGGTGGACCCTGCTACGGAGCATAGGGTTTACTACGTCGCTGTCACCAGAACCAAGAAAGCACTGCACATAATGTTACCCCAGACCAATCGCAGTTACCCGCTATGAATCCTGTTGAGATACTTGAGACGGCAGCGGGACTTGTAGGGGGAGACCGGGCGGAACAGTACGGAGATTATACCGTCATGCACCAGAGGGTTGCTGATCTTTGGAGCGTGTATTTAAAGACCGAGATAAAACCCGAGGATGTAGCTCTATGTATGGCTTTGTTAAAGGTAGCTCGTAACGAGGTGGGACAAACAAAGCCTGATAATGGTATTGATGCTTCTGCATATGTGGCCCTGTGGGCAGCTATATCGGAAAATAAAAATGCGTGAGGACTTGTTTGACGAGCAGGTGTGGTTTCCCCCGGAACACCTGCCGGATTTATCTGGCGAAAAGATCATAGCCATAGACACTGAAACACGAGACCCGCACCTACGAGACTTGGGGCCAGGGTGGGTTAGAAACGACGGAAACCTTATAGGTATCTCCGTTGCCGCTTCTGAGTGGAGTGCCTATTTGCCTATCGCCCACGAAGGTGGGGGTAACATGGCTAAGGACCTCGTACTCAGGTGGCTCCAAGACCAGCTTGACCACGGCATGGCGGTGGTGTTCCACAACGCCCAGTATGATCTGGGATGGCTTCTGAGCGAGGGCATTCAGGTCAAGGGCAAGATACTTGATACCATGGTTGCTGCACCCTTGGTGGACGAAAACCGCTTCAGTTATTCTTTAAACGCTCTGGGCTCCACCTATCTTGGAGAGCGGAAGGCGGAAGAGGATTTACGGAGAGCCGCTAGTCAGCACGGCGTGGATGCAAAGGCTGAGATGTGGAAGCTGCCGGCAGACAGGGTTGCTGCCTACGCGGAGAAGGATGCAACGCTTACCCTTAGTCTTTGGCATGTTCTGCATAAAAAACTGGTAGAGGAGAACTGCGAAAAGATTTTAGACCTAGAGATTTCTCTTCTTCCCATGGTGTTTGAGATGAAGCGTAGAGGCGTCCGGGTTGACGTGTCCAAAGCGGAGCAAACCAAAAAGTTTCTGACAGACAAGGAAAACAAGCTTCTTGGAGAGGTTCACGCGGAATCTAAGGTTCACCTTGAGCCGTGGAACGCCAGAAGTTTGGCTACTGTGTTTGATAATTTAGGGTTAAGCTATGAACGAACGGATAAATCGGACGCTCCTAGTTTCACCAAACATTTCTTGAAGACCCATGAACACCCCAT